TTGGAAGCATGACGTGCCTTAAAGGAGGCACGTTTCTTGGTCATGCGATCAGATTCTCCTGCCTTGGGTTTACCTGCAGTGGATGCACCTTGTTCACCAAAGCGGATAGTTTTAACTTGAGCACCTGATTTAGCCACGACAATATGTGACTTCTTAGGATGGTCAGGGGTACGCTTGGGTTTGTTGTAACCTGCTACACCTGCTCGTGCTAGACGGGGATCTTTGCTAGATGCCATCACTTCTTCCTTGTCGTCGCCATTAGTACTTCTTTGTTTTAGATTGTACCTTCATACCTGACTTGGCTGCAGCCTTTTTGGCTGCTGCCTTACCCTTAGCAGTATAAGGGAATTTCTTGTTTCCTACTTGTGGCATATTTGCTCCTGTCGTCGCAACTAGTACTAGTTATAGATCAACGAGTGCGTCCCTGCGGTAGCACTCGTTGATAACCATAAGCCCCTAACCTAAGCGTTACCCGTTACCTCACTAAACAGGTAACGAAGTTGCCTGTATTTGATGAGTATTGAAGAAAATGTGCTGGATGCGCGCCAAGAATCTTACATAGGTTGGCTGTGTACGCCCCCTTCTGAACGCGTCCCTTCAAGCAAAGAAAAGTATGCCGACTCCATCGGAGTGAACGTGGTCACTTTGCGTCGTTGGGAAAAGAAGGAAGTTTTTAAGAAGACTTGGGCTTCCAAGGTAGAGGACATTCAAGGCTCTCCTGAGCGTTCGCAGCGCCTTCTTGATACTTTGTACAATCAGGCAATTGGCGGCGACATACGGGCAGCACAACTGTATCTGCAAGCCACCAATCGGATGTCTCCTCCTACGCTGACAGTTAAGTCCGAGAAGTCAAGTGCTGAACTGTCTGATAAAGAGTTAGATGATCTTATTTCTGCTGTTGCTTCTCGTGAGCAGGAGTCTCGTAAACTGCGGATTGTATGAGCCTCAAACTGCGGGTTGTATGACCGAGTTAATTGAATGCCCTGTTTGTGGTGAAGAGTATCCACCTGCAGCATGCAAGTGGAAATGTCCAGTGTGTGGTCAGGAAGATAATCCTGAGCCACTTAAGATGAGGAAAAATGGATCTGAGTGAACTTCTCAATGAGAAGGAATGGCGTAAGTGCAAGGGTGGCGAAGACGCTTCTATAGATGATCTAGTTGAAGCGTTTCAATATTTTTGTGATAATTACTGGCACATTAAACATCCTGAGCGTGGTCGTATCAAGTTTGATATGCGTGAAGCACAAATAGAAACTATTCGTGCTTGGCTTTCTAACAGATATAGCGTGGTTCTTAAGGCACGTCAGATTGGGTTTTCTACTCTTGGTGCAGCCTACGCTTTTTGGTTGACGTTCTTTTGGTCTGACAGGTTTGTGGTTATGTTGTCTCGTACTGAACGAGAGGCTGCCAAGTTGTTGCAGAAGTCTAAGTATGGTTTTAAATTCATCCCTCTATGGATGAAGGAACGTGGTCCTGATATCACGTCTGACAACCAGTTGAAGATGACGTTCTCTAACGAGTCATCTATTGAATCATTGCCTTCAGGTAATGATCCTGCTCGTGGCGAGTCTGTGTATCTTGTTATTGTTGACGAGATGGCGTTCTTGCCTAACTCCGAGGAGGCGTGGGCTTCAATTGAGCCAATTGCTGACGTTGGTGGTCGTGTTATCTGTCTGTCTACGGCTAATGGTTCGGGTAACTTCTTTCATCAGATGTGGGTGGGGTCACAAAACAAAACAAACTTGTTTAAAGGTATTTTTTGGCCTTGGTCTGCTGGTGACCGTGACGAACAATGGTACGAGTCTAAATCCAAGACTATGCCTTCTTGGCAGTTGCACCAAGAATACCCTCGCAGCCCTGAAGAAGCGTTCATTAAGTCGGGTAACCCTGTTTTTGATATTGACAATCTTATGAAATATGAGATTGAAGAACCACAACGTGGATATCTGCACGTTATTGCTCGTAAGCAGGTTGAGTACCGTGAAACCCCTGATGGTGAGTTGGCTATTTGGGAGATGCCTGAACCTGATGGTATTTATGTCATTGGGGCTGACATTGCTGAAGGTTTAGGTCATGGCGACTATTCGTCGGCGCATATTATTAATGCTCGTACAGATGCGCTTGTAGCGCATTGGCATGGACATATTGAACCTGACCTTTTTGGTGATGCTCTCTGTGAAATGGGATGGCTTTACAATGGGGCTTTAGTTGCCGTAGAAAACAACAACCACGGTTTAACCACGGTTAAGGCTATGCAACGATACGGGTACAAGAACATGTATCGCCAGCGTCGTTTGCAGCAGCGCAATCCTGAACCTTCGGAGGTTATTGGTTGGCGTACTACAACTGCGTCAAAGCCTTTGGCTATTGACGAGTTGGCTGGGGCTATCCGAGACAATGTTATTCATATTCCTTGTGAGCGAACTATTGCTGAGTTAAAGACATATGTTCGTAATGCGAATGGTCGGATGAATGGTTCACCTCACGACGACAGGGTAATGTCTTTGGCTATCACATATCAAATGTTAAAGTATGTTTGGCTTCCTGAGTACAGACCTGAAATAGCGTCACCTAAATATAGTTTGCATTGGTTTGAACGTTTTATCCAATACGGTGATGAAGGGTTAAAAACTGTACCATTGGGTGCATATAACGCACGAAAGAAGTAGGTAACGATCCCCTTATACTGTGATGGGATCTATTAACTGCGTAGAATGTGACAAACTGTTTTCTTTTGACGTACTTCCACGTAGAGGTGCTGTCTGTTTCGGTTGCCACGTAAAAGGTATTCGTTTAGGTTTTGCTCATGGTAAAGAAGACTTCCACGGTCCAACCATTAAACAGCGTCAAGATGAACAAATGAGGCATGCTGCCAATGCTGGCATTAAAGCCGAACCTGTTGGGACTCGTTGGATCTAAATGTATTGGATTACCCCTATTGTCGTCGCACTTATTGGTGGTCCTTTGATGTTGGCTTTAAAAAGGTATGACACTCGCAATACGAGGGAACATGGCGAGAACTATAAAGTTCTTCGCCGTATTGAAGACAAGGTTGACCATATAGATGATCGCTTGGACGATCATATTGATTACCATTTGAAAGAGGGATTATGAAATATTCAGAATCAGCCAAGAAAGCAGTCGCTACTTTTGTTTTTGCATCAACAGGTATTCTTGTAGGTGGTGCTGTGGGCGGTCTAGAGATTTGGAAGACAGCCCTTTGGACTGGTGTTGGCGCACTCATCAACTTCGTTTATCGTGCGTCTGAAGAATATATTAATAGCATTGAAGGTGAGTAATTAATGGCTCGTCCTTCTAACTCCGAGGCACTTACTCGTTATCAAAAGAAGATTGCTATTACCAAACGTTGGCGACGTGAGGAAGAATACGACGATACGTGGCGACGTTTGATTGACCTTTATCGTGGTCGCCATTACGAAGACATCTCTGATGAAGATCGTCTTTTGATTAACATCTCATTTTCTACGATTAACGTTATCGCTCCTAGTGTTGCTGTTAACTATCCCAAGATTGCGGTTAATGCTCGTCGCCCTACTGACGCACCTAAAGCAATCATTACTGAGGCTGTTATTAACTATTGGTGGAAGCACTACAAAGTGCGACCTGAGTTCCGTAGGGCTGTAAAAGACTTCCTTATTGTTGGTCATGGCTGGCTTAAGTGTGGCTATCGTTATGTTGAAGAAGAAAGCATCTCCGAAGAAGGAGATCAATCTGATGCAAACGTTGAAGGCAATGAAGTAACCCCATCTATCGTGATTGTTGAAGATCGTCCTTTTGTTGAGCGTGTATCACCATTTGATGTGTACGTTGATCCTGATGCTACTTCAATGCAAGATGCTCTGTGGATTGCGCATCGTATTCGTCGCTCATTGAAAGATATCAAGAGCGATAAAAGGTACTCACGTGCTGCACGTGAAAACATTAACGCCACCTCGTGGGGTCGTTATAGTGAAGATCCAGCAAAACGCAAAGTTCAAGACACCGAAGAAGGCTATGTTGAAGTATGGGAATACTACGACATTGCTAAAAAAACAATGTGTGTTTTTGCTGAAGGTTCAGAACAGTTCTTAGTCAAGCCAATTGATATGCCGTACGCTTTCGGTCATCCTTTTGTGATGATCCGAAACTA